CTACCGACACCCGTTTGAGGAAGGCGTTCTGCCTAGCCGTTGAAAGAGTGCCACTCAGTTCCTCGTTTGTGCCTTCTGGGACAGGGTATCCATCATGAGATTCAGGGGCACCAAGTCCCCTATAGAAAGAACTCCACTCTTCTGGAGTTGACGAATCGCTCGGAACCCTACTGCCCTCACCCATCTTCTTGCTCAGACTGTGGTACGACATAGCCAAATCCTCTACTGAGGAAAACTTGCCAACCAAAGCATCTCGACCCTCCAGGTCTGCTGGTAGGGATTCATCCAAACTACTCATTCGTAACATCCTCTCTGACTCGCTTGCCCTGTCGGACCAAGGCTTCAATCTTAAAATAGGCTGCTCTAGATCCCTGCCTTTTAGCAAAAGCAATCGGATCTATATGATGCCGTTCCACACGGCCAGCCGCCTCTAGGTCTTTATTCAGGATCTCTTCCGGCTCAAGAGTCTCTTCTGCATGGAGTACCTTCTTCAAGTAGTCCAATACTCTTTGACCCTTTTCGGTCTTGAAGATCTCTTCAGTCTCAACCAAGAAAATCCTTTCTTCCTTACTGAGCATCTACACTCTTTCCTTGTTGCGGTGCCCTTTGTTTCGGTGGACCCTGCTGCGGTGGACCCTGCTGCGGGCCTCCTTGTTGCATCGCAGCGACTTGCTGCATTTGAGCCATACGCTGTTCCACCTGTTTCTGCTCTGCCCTCGCTTGCCTGATCGCACTTACCTCTTCAGGACTCCTGAGTATCTGGGCAGGGACATCACTGACCCTAGCGTCATAGTTAGTCGCCTCACTCGAATTCAAATCGTCAAGCCAGATAGGATCCTGCGTAACCTGGAACAATGCTAGTCGCCGCTCCATGAATGCTTGAACCCTGGTTACTCCACTCTGGCGTTGAGCAGTGAAGAAAGGTGACTGATATACGATCTCGAAATCAGCGTCAGGGGCCATTTCCTGTAAGTAGTCCAACTCAGGAAGGGAGCCAGCACGGTGCATGATGTCAATGACAGATTGGATCAATGGATCCAGGAACTCATAGTTCACCGTATCAGCAGAGGCCGATAGACGAGACAACGCTCGGTTTTGACGCTGACGACTCTCTTCCGCTGAACGTGGTTGAGTGTCCGGCTCCTCAAGGATATCTCCGAGGAAAGCCTTCTGAATCTGATCACGATCCTGACGAGCAATAGCATCGGCAATAGCATAGTTAGTGTCAGACTTGAGATACTGCGGACCCATCTTCACGGCAGGACGAGTAACCATTAGACCGTTAGGAGTAATGTCCAACTCTACTACAGTGTCATGCTCTACCATTAATGGGGGATTGAGATCTTTACCAGCAGCAATCAGGATCTGCCTACGCAGTTCATTGATTCCCATTGCGTCGGCCCTAGCAAGGTGACCCCTGCCACGGCCATACTCTTCTCCGTCTACAACCATCCATCTAGCAACAATGTAAGGACAAGTGTCATAACCCGCCTTACGGATGACAGTAGGACCACCAATCCCACCCTTGCCGAGACTGGCATCACCAGCACCAGCAACATACACGCCTACGTACTCACGGTCCTCAGGAGAAATGACACCGCCGGGAATGAAGTCCTCGTTCTCGAATACAAAGTGAAGGAACGAGACTTCTCCCATCGGGTCACCAGCGTTTAGTTTATACTCCACATCTGGACCCGCCGCACCTTCGAAAAACCTGAACGCATCGAGGGCAGTCATTACCACTTGTCTGACAATGTAGTTAGGTCTACCCCTGTGTCCTACTTGGAACCATACATGCCCAATAGGGACAGCCTCAAAAACTAAACCACCGAATGTCCCTCGGTTCTTTTTCCCCAATCGAGGAATGTCTTCTCTGACATGGAGAGTTCCATTACCAAGGACAGCGAAGTCCCTGAGGAATGTCGCACTCTCTTTGTAGAAGTTACTGTCCGCTAATGCCGCAAGGATACGCTCGCCTACAACATCCAAAACCTGACGGACAGCAAGGATATCAGAGAATGGAGCCTTGGCCCTTAACCTCACCCAGTCATTGCCTGAAGGGATGATTGCACCCTTGATAAAGTTCACAAAGGAGTCAGCGGCATTCATGGCTGTAGTGTCAAAGACACCCTTAACCCTACGCTGCCCTTGTGAACGCTTAGTAGTAATGTCACCACGGTAAGGCATCATAAGGTCTGTGATGTCCTGCCAAGCCTTCTCGAAATTGTTTCGACGGCCCTTTAGGTACTCAAACCTTTTGATTAGTTCCTGTGCTTCTGGTAGTTGCATTATCTACGATTCCTATGCCTGTTTTTGAGGCGTTGTTCCCATGCCGTTTTCGCTTTTCTCTTCCTGTTATCTGCATTACTTCTCCACTTGTCCCTCAATCCCTTATCCCGTGCTGCTCTCGTGTTAAGCACTTCTTCTACCAAATCTCTATCAAGGAAATCATTTCTACCTCCTCGTCGTATCAGCCTCTCTGCTCCTCTTACTGATTCCCTGGTCGTAAATGACACACGAGCAGCCGTCTCATTCTGCCAAGCAGCACTCTCAAGCATAGTGCTAGGGTTAGTTAAGGCACCTCTCAGGTCATCTATCTGGTCCATTTCATGCTTGCCGTACATTGGGTGCTTGGTTGAATAGGTGTGTCCTGGGGGTAGATGGGGAGCCAGTCGATGAAGTTCTGTGAATTGTTCTGTAATATCGTGAGCCGCAGCGTCCTGAGATGCTCTCCTACTCGTTTCTAATAGTTCCTTGCGATGCGAACTAAGCGTTACCTGTATTTCTTCAAAAGACTTCCCTGCTCTCTTGCCCCTAATTATATCGTTAAGCATACGTCCTTTGATCCACTCTGGTGGCATCGGCATCACATCGGAGTAATCATTGACTTCGTTCATCTCCCAATTCCAGACCTGATCTTCTGCTTCTTTGAATTTCTTTATCGCTTCTTTTTGCTTTGCCCTTCCGAGGAGTTTCTCTATTCCTTTTTTGGCAACTTGTGTAAGTGGGTTTGTAGTTATAGACACCCCTGCGGCACCAGCAGCCACGCTTGCTGTTCTCTTCATGAACTCACGACGGCCTGGGTCCATCACTTTTGTCCAGCCACCAACACCACGGTTCGCCAAAGCCTGACGACCAGAACCAACAGCAGCCCTGACTCCAGTCGCACCAAGACGAGCCAAGGAAGGAATCCCAGTAACCAAACCTATAGTCTCCTCGATAGAGGTGTCTGTCTTCAAGCCAGCATCTGGAATCCAAGCACCACTCTTCCAGTACGCATCCTCTTGTGAAGCGAGTTTGGAGAACGTTGGATTATTTGGGTGGGAAGAAGACAAATCCTTGAAGTGGGTTCTACTTCTATCCCTGGGATCTCTAGCATAACCAGTATATTCAGGCGTTCCCCCAAGGGGGACTAAAGGATTGCCTTCACGCTTCCGCCTTTGAGCCTGAGTAATGGCATGTTGCCTCGCACCACTTGCCCAGTTAACCAATGTCCCTACCTTCTACCACCGTAAGGAGGCAGTGAAGAAGCAGCACTGGATGCGTACCTGCCCATTCCGATTCCTTGGTTTCGGAGGTCATTTAACCCTTTGGCTTTCCTGTCTCTCTTCTCTCGGAATCCTTCGTACAACCCACCACCGACAATAGAGGAAAGTCCGCCTTCTTCGAACCCTCTACGAGTGGCATAGTCATCCCCAATGCGAGTTATCTGTTTGCCAAGTTTCTCCCCTCCGGGAATCCCTCTTCGGGGAACATTACTCGGCCCTCTAACCATGGGTGGGCGATCTGGGAAGCGGTTGGATTCACGCCGCATTATCTTGTCTGCGGCTATTGCCTCAGCATCTCCGTGGTACGGGTTTGCTGGGTGTTTCCTTATCGCTTCTTCCATCCTCTTGAAACGGGCTACTGATTGCCGAGATGCACGACCTGACAAGTGGCGTTCAAAACCAGCCTCCGAATCATCTGCTTGCTTCTTTATGTATTCCCTATTAGTCGGCTTGAACTGATCAAAGCCTCCCTCAACATCATCAAGCACCTGCCGATTGTCAGGTCTCCCTTTCCTCGAATTCTCTGTACCTCTGGTCCTTACATCCGGGTGGTGTTCGGATCCGGGTCTGTTACGGAAATCTCTCTCTGCTTTGCTGAATACTTGTTTGTTCATGTCGATTTCTTTGCCCTTTATAGACTCTCTGAAATTCCGGACCATGACTATGAAGTCTTCGGGCAGATCAGGAATCTTCTTCCTTAGATCCCTATCCAACATTACGGACTCGGCACTTGGTTCTCTT